ACTCTCCTTGGGAAAAAGAAGCCTACAGTAAGTCTAAGACTAAATATAAAGATAAAAAATACAATGTCTAAAAAATTCAAGGATACAAAGCTCGGAGCATTTTTAGGTAATGCTGCACCACACATACTAGAGGTAGCTGGAGATTTACTTCCAGATGCTGGTGTGTTAGGTATGGTAAAGAACCTCATTGAAAAAGATGACAAGATTGACCCCGAAGTCAAGAAGGTCGCTTTAGCAAAGACAAAAGAGATGTACGAGCTAGAGGTTAAAGACAGAGACTCAGCAAGGAGCAGAGAGGTTGAAGTTAAGAAGACAGGGAGCAAAGACATAATGATGATGCTTACTGGAATTGTGGGACTAGTATCATTCCTATTTATCATATACGCAGTAGTTTACGAGGAGGGTGTTTTACACAACGAGCTGTTCGTTCACTTAATGGGTATGGTAGAGGGTGTAGTAATATCTAACATATTTGCCTACTATTACGGGTCATCAGCAGAAAAATAGTAAAAAGTAAGTAATTATAAAAAGAGTAAGAATCAAATTTAATTTAATATGAACAGAATTACAGATGAGGAGCTAGAGCTTATCAGAGAGCAACAAACAAAGATTGCTCAGATTAAACAAGACATCGGGACACTAGAACTTAGGAAACACGAGGTTATGGGCGTAATGCTTGATGTAAATCAAGAAGTCGAAGAAACAAAAACCACACTAGAAGAAAAGTATGGTCGTGTAAACATTAACCTTGATGACGGTACTTATACCGATGTTGAGGAAGAAGAAGCTAAGTAATGAGTAGTGTTATAAGAAAAATCAGCATAGGGTCTGATTACAAGAATGAAGCAATGCATTATTCTGTTGGGCAACAAGTATATGGTGGTCACGAAATATCTGATATTCTCCTTGACGAGAAAGATAACTCTTATAACATTTATATTCAAAAAAATAAGGAGACGTTGCCGTGGAAGAAGTTCAACTCTAATATGGCAATATCTGTTGAATATGACTTGCAGTATTAATGAAAAGTATTCACGATTTTATCGTAAAACCCATAGAGGGTCGATACAATAATACTGTTAAGGTTGACGAGGTTGACCTTATAGTCAATACAAGAATTGAGGAATTTAAAAGCGTGAGTAAAGTTGCCGAGGTGGTGGCTTTACCATTAGCTATAAAAACTAACATAAAAGTTGGGGATAAAGTCATAGTACACCACAACGTATTTAGAAGATTCTATGACATTAGAGGAAACGAAAAGAATAGCAGGAGTTTCATTAAAGAAGATATGTATGCTTGCTCACCTGAGCAGATATATATGTATGGAGCAAATAAGACTCATCTTGATTATTGTTTCGTAAAGCCAGTAGAAAGCGATAGTATATTTTCTTTAACAAAAGAAAAACCACTTGTAGGATTTCTAAAGTATGGCAACAAAGGACTAACTAACTTAGGAATAAACGAGGGCGACCTTGTTTCGTTTAGACCAACATCTGAGTTTGAGTTTGTTATAGATGGAGAATTATTATATTGTATGAAATTAATTAATATCGTTGGCACTTATGAAGGTAAAGGAGATGAAAGAGAGTATAATCCTAGCTGGGCAAAAAGCAGTTGTTGAACTGATTAAAGTTGCAGAAGAAGCTATTATAGACTCAGGAGATGACATAACAGCAGATAGATTGAAAAATGCAGCAGCAACCAAGAAGCTTGCAATATTTGATGCATTTGAAATACTTCAACGAATAGAAAGTGAAAAAGATTTGTTAGAAAACAAACCAAAAGAAGAAACTAAAAAGAAAGAGTTTAAAGGGTTTGCTGAGGGAAGAGCTAATACTAAGTAGTATGTACGAGCAAAGTTTATACACGGTATTAGACAACCACATAAAGCCATCTACTCTAAAGAAAAAAAATAATGCTAAGTCTTGGAAGTACGGATACGATGAGGATTTTGATGTTGTTGTAATAAGTAAAACGGGTAAGATAGGAGAGATTTATGAAATACAAAATCTTAAGATAGCCTTACCTGCTGAGTACGAAACTCACAACTTTAAAGACAAAAAGTGGTCTCACACAGAGTACCCCAAAGAATTAAGTAGAATAAAAACAATCTTTGATTGGAAGGAGTACCCCGAAGATTTTAAAGAACAATGGTACGATTATATTGAGAAAGAATTTGAAAGAAGAGAGAATGGATTTTGGTTTAATAATAAGGGTAATTCTACTTACATTACTGGCTCTCATTATATGTACCTGCAATGGTCAAAAATTGACGTTGGGCAACCAGACTTTAGAGAATCAAATAGATTATTTTACATATTCTGGGAAGCCTGCAAGGCAGACACAAGGTGCTTTGGAATGTGCTACCTTAAGAATAGACGGAGTGGATTCTCCTTTATGTCTTCTGGAGAGACAGTCAACCTTGCTACAATATCAGTTGATTCAAGATACGGAATACTTTCAAAGTCAGGACCTGATGCAAAAAAGATGTTTACCGACAAGGTTGTACCAATCTCGGTTAACTACCCGTTTTTCTTTAAACCCATACAAGATGGTATGGATAGACCAAAGACTGAACTTGCATATAGAGTACCAGCATCAAAGTTTACAAGAAGGAAACTTGACTCTAATGAGCAGCAAGAAGATATCAAAGGGTTGGATACTACTATTGATTGGAAGAATACAGGTGACAACTCCTATGATGGGGAAAAATTAAAGTTACTTGTACACGATGAATCAGGTAAGTGGGAGAGACCAAGTAACATACTAAACAACTGGAGGGTTACAAAAACCTGTTTAAGGCTAGGTAGTAGGATAATAGGTAAGTGTATGATGGGTTCAACATCTAACGCTTTAGATAAGGGAGGAGAAAACTTTAAAAAATTGTACTATGCGTCAGACGTTACAAACAGAAACAGCAATGGACAGACTGCTTCAGGACTATATTCTTTGTTCATACCTATGGAATGGAACTACGAGGGATACATTGATTCTTATGGATTACCTGTCTTCGACACTCCAGAAAAAGGGGTGGAAGACCCCTACGGGAGCTTAATTAAACGAGGGGTAATAGAGTACTGGGACAATGAGGTAGAAGGATTAAAAGGAGACCAGGATGGATTAAATGAATTTTATAGACAGTTTCCAAGAACAGAGCAGCACGCATTTAGAGATGAAGCTAAAGAATCTATATTTAATTTAACAAGAATATACCAACAGATAGACCACAACGAAGGAATGAAGTCTAGTTCATTAGTAACTAAAGGAAACTTTCAGTGGGAAAATGGGATTCAAGATACAAGGGTAATTTTTATGCCTAACACAAAAGGTAGGTTTCACATAACTTGGATTCCTCCTGTATCTTTACAAAACAGAGTTATCTCTAAAGGTGGAACAAATTATCCAGGTAACGAGCATTTAGGTGCTTTTGGATGTGACCCTTACGACATATCAGGAACAGTAGACAAGAGAGGTTCTAACGGTTCTCTTCACGGACTAACTAAGTTTAGTATGGAAGATGCCCCAAGTAACCATTTATTTTTAGAGTACATTGCAAGGCCTCAGACAGCAGAGATATTTTTTGAGGATGTATTAATGGCTTGCGTATTTTACGGTATGCCAATACTAGCAGAAAATAACAAACCAAGACTATTGTATCACTTTAAGAATAGAGGGTACAGAGGGTACTCAATGAATAGACCTGACAAAAAGTATACAAGACTGTCAGTAACAGAAAGAGAGATTGGTGGGATACCTAACTCTAGTGAGGATATAAAGCAGGCTCACGCTGCTGCAATAGAAACTTATATAGAGGAGCTTGTCGGAATTTTAGGTGATGATGAGATGGGGGATGTTTATTTTCAAAGAACATTAGAAGATTGGGCAAGGTTTAATATAAACAATAGAACATCACACGATGCCTCTATAAGCTCAGGGTTAGCCATTATGGCTTGTAACAGAAACCGTTACGCACCAGTAAATAAAGTAGTAAGAAAAAACATAAGTCTAGGGTTTAAAAAGTATGACAACTCTGGGAATTATTCAAAAATAAGAAACTAAATGAATGTAGTTGCAAATCCAAATAGCGTATTTCCTAGTCAGGTTGTTACTAACGCTGAGAAAGATAGTCCAGAATATGGAAGGCAAGTTGCTCAAGCTATAGAGTCTGAGTGGTTTAATCAAGGAGGCTATGGGAATAGATTCGCTACAAATTTTAATCACTTTCATAGTTTAAGATTATACGCAAGGGGAGAACAGCCA